ACGTGCCTTGGCCTGCTCGTTGAGTTGCGCGGCCTGCTTCTGTAGGGTGCGGTAGAACTCGCTGTCCTTGGGGACCTTCTTCGCCCAGTTGAGGAAGAACTGCGCGTACTGGCCGTCCGACATCTTGCCCTGCACGTGCAGGAGGTCGGCCTTGGACTGCGCGATGCCGTACTCCAGTTGGAGCACTTGGTCCTTGTAGCCTTCGAGCAGCGGGTCGTCCTTCGCCAGCAACTTCATCTTCTTCTTCCAGAAGGCCAGCACCATGTCGTCGGTGACGGGCTTGCCCTCGAAGGTCCCGCCCTTTTCCCACGCGCCCATGAGGTTGTTCTCACGCTGGCGCTCTTGGTCGCGGAAGACCGAGAAGATGATGGACTGGAGAGACGGCGCCGAGCGCGGGGCTCGGCCGAAGTTCCCGGTGCGGGCCATTAGCGCCTACCGAGTTTCGTCTGCGTCATGAGGCGGCCCTTGGCCTCCCCGTTCTGCACCATTCCCTGCAAGAGCGGCGCGGCTGCTTCGTTGCCCGGTCCCGCCGCGAACGGCGCGGGCTGGCCGCCAGCCTCCGGCGGCTGCCCCGGCAGGGTGGGCGTCTGGCCCATCATGCTAGGCTCGCCACCAGCGCCGGGGGCTCCGGCTTCGACGGAGGGCGTCCCTGCTCCGAGGGCCGCGCGCAGGTCCGCCTGACCGCTAGACATCTGCCCCTGCGCCTGCTCCTGCGCACCCTGCGGTGCCTGCAAGCCGAGGGACTGGAGGGCCGCGAGCAACTGCGCCATAACCTGCACTCGCTCCGGCCAGAGGGTCGCATCCGTGCTCTCCTCGCGGATGATTTGCTGTTCCGTCTCGGGGTCGTACACGCCCACCGCGTCCATGCCGCGGGCCTGCGACCACAACTTCGCGTTGACGAGGTTGGCGGCCTTGACTGCCGTCTCGCTCTCCTCACGCGGGCTGAGGGACGGGTCGATGATGTCGAGGTAGCCAGCGCCAGCGCCGACGACGGACTTGACCATCTTGTTCTTCGCGGCGAAGACCTTCAACGTGAGTTCCCACACGTTGCGGCGCCACTTGTACAGCAACTTGCGGCGGATGCTGAGGCGCGACTCGTAGTTCGCGATGAGGGCGTTGATGGCCTTCGAGGACGAGAGCACCTGCGCGGGCGCGAGGCCCAGCAGGAGGTCGTTCAGGCCGGACACCTCGGCCAGTTCCCGGTCGATGCGCCCGAGGAACTGCTCCAACTGGAACTCGGCGATGAACGGGGTGATGGTTTCGATGCGGGTGTTCGGTCCCGGCGCGACCAACTGGTTGCGCATGGGGCGCAGGCCCGGCGGCACGCGGGTGGGGGCCTCGGGGCCGGTCAACTGCCAGTAGTCGCCAGCGACGCCGTTGGCAATCATCTGCGACCCGGCCGTAATCTTCTCCATCTTCTCGCGGAGGAGGTGCTCCACGTCCATGAGGTCCGGGCGGCCGGTCGGCAGGCCCGGGACGAACGTGTTGAACAGTGGGACGTAGGGCAGGTTGCCCTCGTATTCCTTGTAGATGGTGGGCGGACGGATGACTAGATTGCCCGCGATGACCACGTTGTACGTGTCCATGCGGACGAACGTCTCGCCTCGCCAGACGGGCTGGCGGTACCAGTAGTCCCACACCTCGACGCGGGCGTCGCCGTCATGCAGCCACGAGCGCGAGGGGGCCGCATCGTCGTGCGCCATGACCAGCGGCAGAACCTTGTCGGTCTTCTCGTCCTTTACCTCGCCGATGTCCACGCCGAACGCCTCGATGAGCGCGTTGGGCTCGTAGCGGGTGACGTAGGCCGCCCACTCCAACTTGTCGTACTGGTCGGTGCGGTAGCCGAGGTGCAGGTTGCGCGGCTGCTCGACAATCTCCACGCACGGGCGCTTCTCGCCCGGCTCCCAGTAGATGCGGGCGGCGGTAAGGCCATAGAGGGACTTGACGGTGACGGCCTTGTGGAACTTTAGGTCGAAGTCCTCCTCCTGCTTCCACGACGTGTAGATGCGCTCCACCGCGGCGGCCGCATCCCGGGCCTCCTGCGTGGTGTCCGTCGCGAGCATGTTCTCGATGGGCGCGACTGCCTGTAGCGCAGAGGGCACCTCGACGTAGGTTGCAGGATTGTTGACCGACACGTGCGAGCGGCCCGGGGTGGTCGCGGAGGGGTCGTGCGGCCACAGGTCGGCACCCCCGGTCGTGTACTCCTCGGCGTAGAACAGGCGGTCGGCGCGGTCGCACCACTCGGCGAGGCGGTCCTGATGCGGTCGGATGCTGGCGACGCGCTTCGCCAGCGAGAAGATGATTTGCTTCGTCTCCTCGTCCGCGGCGTGCACGACGCCCTTCATGAGCGTCATGTCGGCGGTGGGGGCGTTCGGGGAAGACTGCGACCCGAGGATGGTGGAGCCGAATACGTCGAAGACGCCCATTAGAGCGCGAACTCAGCGGCCATGGTGCCGCCTGCGGGGGTTCGGCGAAGCAGATGGACAGCGCAGACTAGTGCCATCACTGCGTCCTGCACCAACTTGCGGTCCTCCAACTTGTAGTTGAGCAACTGCTTTCGCACTTGTAGCCAGACTCCCTCGTTCGGGAGGAGCAGCCGCCCCTCGTCAATCATTGTACGGAGGTCGCCCAGCAACATCCGCTTCTTCTGAGTCGTTCCGCCGAACTCAACATTCGTGATATTGGGCACTGCCGTGTCGATTGCCTCGCGGAACATTTTGCCGCCGAACCCGGTGGCGTCGATTGCAGTGTAACAAACGGACGAGGGCATGCCCGAACGGCCCTTCACCGCGTACGCGTTGTACGCGTCGGCGGCGAGGGTCACTAGGTCGTCGGTGGACTTCTGGCCCCGCTTCTGCTCCGCGTACACGCCCACGAGGAAGGGCTTGTCGGAGGCTTCCGCGTTCTCCTCGATTTTCAGCACGATGACCCACGCCGAGTCGGCCGCCTTAGCGGGGTCGATGCCCGCCAGATAGACGCCGCCCGCCCGCGGGCCGACGCGCTCCGGCACCCCGTCGATGAAGCACTCGTCCACGTTGAGGCCGTTGAAGTAGGCCGCCTTGGACTGGAGGAACACACCGTCGATGTTCTGCTTGATGCTGCGCTCGTCCATGTCCGCGATGAGGCGGTCGAACATCTCCTGCTGGAGCCCATACCCCACGTTGTCGCGGGTGGACATGCGCATGGACGCCCATGATTTCAGCCGCTTGGGGTTCTCGGGGTTGCCGTACTCCCACTGCTCCGCGAAGTCCGACCCCAAGTCCTCGGACGGGGTGGACACCATCATCAACTGGCCGCCCGTGCCGAGGCGCCGCAGGTTGAAGACTTCTTTCACGAGGAAGGGGAGGTTGCGCTCGATGCCCGCCTCGTCAAACGACACGCCGTGCATGTCCTTGCCCAGCGAGCCGAGGGCCTTCTCTCCCGTGGTTCGGAAGTGGATTTCGGCCCCGCCAACCTCGGCCGCGAAGCGCACCCAGCGGTAGTCGCCGTATTCCTTGGTCTGCCACTCCGCAATAGGGCCGCCCGCGGTGAGCGGGCAGCCGAGGCCGCCCTGCCCCTCGTGGACGCCCGACAGGATGCGCACCACGTCGTTGTACACGAGGTCCGCGACTTCCTGCGCGATGCCGAAGTGGTACCAGTGGTACTCGCTGCGGAGCCACCGCTCCACCTCCGCGTCGGACGCCGTGCGCGGGTCCGGCTTGGCGCGGTTGGTCTTGTCGAGGCAGCAGTAGATGATGATGACGGCGAGGAGTGCAGTTTTCCCCGCCCGGTTGCCCGAGGCGAGCATCAGGGTGAGGAACTTCGCCGCGTTCTGGTTGGTGGTCGAGCGGCACAGCACGAGCGCAGCGAAAGCCACCTGCCCGACGTGCAACTCGAAGTTCAGTTTGTCACGCGCGAACTGGCGGAGTTTCCGCCCGGCGGCTACCTCCTGCGGGTTGAGCCGGAACCGGGTGGCGAGGATGTAGTCTTGGCGGCGGTCACTCAGCCGGGCCATCGACCACTTCGCCTTCGATGGTGTTCCCGTCTTCGAGTTGGCGCGGCAGCGGGACTTCGCCGAGGAACATGGTGAGCAGGCCGCGGCCCAACTCGGCGAAGGCGTTCTTCGCGGCCGTCTTCTCGCGGTTCTCCAAGATGTTCTGCGCCTTCAACCCGGCCGTGATACCGGGCACCGAGTCCTTGTTGCGGAGGTCCAGTTCGCCGTCCTCGAACTGCTGG